CCCACTTCCGTCTCGGATAAACCCGAGGTTGCAGCCTTGTCTGCCCCGCATATGCGACGCAGGAACCGCAACCTGTTCTTCTCCGCAGACGATCTCTTCGGCTTGCTCTGCAACTGCAATAGCTCCGTATGCAAGTCGATAGATTCTTCGAAACTCATTTGGCCGCATCCTTGACCGCGACCTCAACTTCGCGCAGCTTGCGCTTCAGTGAGCGGACTTCTTTTAAAAGTTCATCGAGCACGGCCCGCGAATCTTGGATCAAATCCATAAACTCACGAGCCTCGTCCTCGTCCATCTCAACCCGGACTTCGATGCGCTTCATGCCAACCTCAACCGCTTTACCGCTTCTTGCACAAGCGCGTAATTTTCGTCGGACATTTCCCACCATTCCTGCCAATCAAAATTGCTGCAATCTGGGCCGATCTCCGTGTCCAACACATCCACGATCAACTTGAGAATCTCTGTGTCAGTCATACCCGCACCTCTATCTCGTTCCATTCCAAAAACTCCCGGAACTGTTCGTCAAGATACGAGATCTCTTCATCGAATCCCGCTTTCACCATAGCCGTCTGAAACTCAGAATAAATGGATTGGCAATCGCCCTGCGGCGTCACGGTTTCCTCTTGCGTGTCAAACAACTCAAAAGCTTCCAGTTCTTCCTGACAGTCAAAAACATTGTTGATACGGTCGATTACGCACTTGAGTACGTACTCCCGCGTAAGATCCGCGCCGTCTTCTTGACGGTGGTACACGGTCGTGCAAAAAGACAAAACGCTGTTGTAAAGCTTCATTTGGTTCTTTCCTCTATTGCGTCGATTTTTGCTTGGATTTCTTCGCGTTCGCTTTCTTGCTTTGCGATCTCAAGATCCGTAATCGCGTGCGCCTGCTCAACGCCGATCACCTCGGCCAGTTGCTCCAAGGCACCTTGCAAATACTCCCGTTGATCCGGGTCTTTGGTTCGCGCTAGATCGCGCAGCGTCGCGCGGTACACAAGGCAGTCGCGCAGGTAAGGGTTTACTCGAACTTTCATCACATTCTCCGTAAATGGGTAAGCGAGAGTAAAGGATGTTGCATACCAATGCAAGCCCCTATACTCTTGGCTCTCGGATCAGGAGAAGTTGATGAGTTGGATTAAGCATAAGTGGTGGGCGATTAAGTATCGGTGGATCAGTTTTAAAACCGGGCCTATGCCGTGGAGCAGGCCTAGTAGGTGGCATCGGCGTAACCGCTGGTTTGGCGGCGGCAGCGAGCAGGATAAGACGATGACGATGGCGGCCTTTGGTTTACATTCCGAAGCGATAAACATGGGTTTAGATCCAGAGGAGCAGCTTTACTACGACTATCTCGACGGTCATATGCGGGATCGGTTCCCAGAGTATCCGTGGAAAGATTAAAAAAAAGGGGCCGAAGCCCCTTACTGCCAATGCCACGCATGGCGATTAAAAAACTCCACGATGCCTTCTTTGGTCGCCGGGAACTCACACGTATGTTTTTCTACTTCGTAGCCGCGACCAAGATCTTCGTCGCGTTTAACGTACTGTGCGCGTTCCTTCGCGGTTGGGAAAACCATCACGAAGCTCTCGGCCCCTTCGTTGTGCTTAAACCTTGCTAGGTACAGTTTCATTCACTTCTCCTGCTCGTCGTCGAGCATCTTGAGCCAGTACATCGGCCCCATCGGTAACGATCCAAGAGCCATGACCCGGAAGCCACTGGGGCTGTACACTTCAACCTGCTCTGGGTTGGTTGGGTTGATCCGCATCTTCTCGCCTTTGAAAGTCAGCCAGCCGTCATTCACGGTGACGTCCTCTGGCAAACTTTTTTTCCAATCTTCTGTCATTCACTTCTCCTAAATTTATGGGGGCCAAAGCCCCCGGTTGGTTGTGTTTACAGTTTAAAAAAGTCCTCTAACCAAGGTACGCGTTCTTCTTTGTGCGCCGCCTTTATTTCTGCGTGGAGTTTTTTGGCTATCTTGACGGTCGATCCGTCATAGCACTCAGGCAGCGTTTCGTCTTCTACAGTGGCAAACAACCGGTCTAACAGACCGTTGTCCTTACACCAGACAGACCGGGTGAGTTCAATAAAATCGCCTTCTGCTGCATCACAATGCCGCGCTGCTTGCGCATACGTTTCGCTTGCATCGAAATCACCAGAGCGATCGTCATGGTCTTTACAGTCTGTCCAAAGCCACCACTCATAGACGACTCTTTCGCCTTTCTTCATTTCACATTTTCCTTAAAAAGTTTGGGGGCCGAAGCCCCCTATGTGTTGAGGGTATCTACCCGGTGTAGACTTCGTACCACTCGCCATCTTCATCCCTACGCGTTTTCACATGGGGTTCGAATGGGCAGCCGTACGAGTAACCTATTCGGCCTCGAAGGGCGTCTCGCATCGCGTGACACTCCGCAGCCAATAGATCGGTGTAGGCATATCGACACAGGTTGAAACCAATGAAAGCGCCGCCCTCAAAGAAATCGGTCTTTCGTTTAACCTTCAAGCCGTCAGGAAAGTTTTTCTCGATATAATCATTTATATCTTCGAGACTTTTCATAACGGGCCGGCCGCTGCCGTCCACGGTTTGGTCTTCACACATGGTGAACCTCCTTTCGTTGTTAATGAACAAAGCAGTCCGCCACGCTGCTTGGATTTTTAGGCGTCCCTATATTTTAACATGGGAGACATCGCATATGGTGGAGAGATAATGGACTGTTGGTGAAGAAATATGGGAGATCTTATATGGAGTGTTACGAAAGGTAACAAGTGATACCTCAAGTAGCACGGGTCACGGCCCGGGGGACAAAAAACGGCTTTATATATAGAGTTTTTGGAGCAAATTACTTTTTGAAAAAAAAATAAATTTTCAAAATGGCGGTACAGGCGGTACGGCGGTACAGATCGGCTCTAGCCCTTGTCGCAAAAGGGTTTCAGGCGTACCACTACCCGTACCACTGTTTTGCAGTGGTGGGACAGTTTTAGAAAAAAGGGACTGTGTGTTATAGGCGTTTGAAAAAAAAGTTTTTGAAAAAAAATAAAAATGGCTGGAAAAGTCTATAACAGAAGGGCGATTAATAAATATGGGATATCCTATTGACACCGGACGATCGCATAGTGTTAGCGTTCGGGTATGACTTGGTTATTGATGAAAATTATAAGTTGGTTTGATCGGCCGCCCGAAGTAGACGATCGGTTACGGGAGCGGATGCGCGAATATGAGCGCGCAAAAAATACAGTTGATCGGGACGCCGTTATATATGATGATTCGCATACACCTATAAAAGAGAGTGCGAACCATGACAACGATAAAGAAACTTTTAGACACTGACCCGACTAACGGCAACACGAAAGTAGCGAAAACAGCCGCGTTTGAGACTAGCTTAGGCCCCGTGCGGCTGGCGTCGTTAAGCCTGTTACCGAACGATACGCTTTGCCCCGGTAGCAAAGCCGCCGGCTGTATGAAACCCTGCTTAAAAGAGGCGGGCATGGCGGCCGTGTTCGAATCTATCAATAAGGCCCGGCAAGCTAAGACTGATTTTTGGCAAGCCGACCAAGCCGGCTTTTTGGATCAGTTACGCCGGGAACTAACCAATTTTTTAAAACTATGCCGCAAGCAGGGCGTGCAGGGCGTCGTGCGGTTAAATGTATTGTCGGATATTCAGTGGGAGCGGCACGGCATACCGCAAGCATTCCCGGAGCTTTTCTTTTTAGATTACACCAAGCTTGCTAAACGACTCGGCAAAACGCCTGCAAACTACCATTTGATATTCAGCTACAGCGACCGGCCGCAGTATGCGAAACAAGTGAAAGCTGCCGAAGAAACCGCCGCGCCGATTGCCGTAGTTTTTAAAAATGGATTCCCGGCCGAGTACCGGGGGCGGCCGGTTATTGACGGCGACCGATCGGACATATTGAACGCATTAGCCGGGCCTGTAGTCATTGGCTTGAAAGCGAAAGGCCCCGCTAAAAACGACACAACCGGCTTTGTGGTCAATACCAAATTGATAGCGCGCGTCGCCGCGTAAACTTTTAAAAATCGGTTGCAGTTAACTACCAGTATGCGATTATTCGCATGCGGTATTAATTAAGGCCCCGCCGCTGGGCCAACAATAAGGTAAAAGTGATATGAACATCGAAAACGAAAAAGGCACATTGCAGAGCATTTTGGAAAAAATCCAAGCCGAGGCCGCGCGCAAAGTAGACTATGTAGCGCCGACCGATGCGTTACAGGTACAAACTGTCGACGGCAACACCAACATAGTGCTAGAAGCTAACCGGGGTATGCCAACGATGGAATTCCAAACCAATGAGGTTGCATTCCAACAATTGGCCAGCAATTGCGACATTGACGTTAGAACGGCGCGACGTTTGCGCGACAATGAAAACTACGCGCCGGAATTCGATAACCTAATTAATAAAATTCTGGTTAACGAGCCTAAATCCAAAATGTTGCGCACGTTTGACGGTGATCAGCCGTTAGTTCGCGCGATCGTTAGCGACAAATTTAAAACGTTTGATAACGTCGATTTAGTCGAGGCCGCGCTTCCGCAGCTAATGGAAAGCGAGGCCAACTGGCAGATCGTCAACGGCACCGTTACCGACGAGCGTTTATACATGCGCCTAAAATCGTTAACTCAAGTAGGCGAGCCGGCACTAGGTGATCATATGGCGAACGGGATCATGCTTCGGAATAGTGAAGTAGGCATGGGTAGCGTTGAGGTTATGCAGCTTATTTGGACGTTGGCTTGTTTGAACGGCATGCAAAGCCAACGAAAAAGCCGCCATACGCACGTCACAAGCGCCCGGGGGACCGAAGATTGGTCCTTACTCACAAGCGAAGCTAAGGATGCGGATAATCACGCGCTGCAGTTGAAATTGCGCGATGTTGTCGCCGGGTACACCAGCCGCGATAGTTTCGACGAGGCCCTTGAAAAATTCCGAATCGCGCATGGTGATATCGTCGAGAATGGTTTAGCGAATCCTACGGCCGTCGTTGATAGCGTCGTGAAAGTGTTAAGCCTGCCGAAAAAATCCAGCGGCGACATTCTCGCGGGCTTGATGCAAACCATTCAGCAGCCGGGGTACACCAACAAGCCGATCTCGCGCGCGACCATTGTTAACGCGGTAACTGCAGTCGCCCATACTGTCCCGGCGGATAACGTCGATGAATGGTACGGGAACGGCCGCGCCGTTTTGGACTTGCCTGCTAACCAGTGGGAAACGATAGCCCGCGCTGCGTAGATCTACGCACCCACCAACATAAGGCCCCATTCCGGGGCCTTTTTTTTGTCTGCGTCAACTCCTATACTCCTCGCAACGTCCCATACCGGGGCGCACTAATAGGAAAACGAAAAATGGATTTATTAGATTTATTAGAAACCGCAACAAAAGAACAATCGACCGCCCTTGTTCGAATTTTCGAGCGGCACGTGCGCGATAGCGAACACGGCGATTTTAAAAACGTTGGTTTTATGGATTGGATCAAGCGCGACGTTATCCAGCTCGAATATCTGGATAATTGTTTATTGGCGACTGTGCCCGGTATGACGATCGGCATAGAAGTCGACGGGTACTCTCACACCTAAACGTCAAATCGGCACGAATTAAGGCCCCGCTGCGGGCCTTTTTTTATGCGCGCAATTCGATACAATCAACGCAACGTCCCATACCGGGGCGCACTAATAGGAAAACGAAAAATGGAATTAATTTCTAACGACGCTCGCAGCGTTCACGATATAGCTATTTCAGAATTAAGCGCATTTGGCGATCAAGAAAATACTGTCTGGGCGTGCATTCGCCGGGTTGTTGAGGTCACCGATCAGCATTGGCAATTAGAAGAGGCCACTTATAAAGGCGCGTTTAAAGATTCGGATTTAGACGAGTTTAATAAATGGAATTGGGACGATCACCATCATGGTGTGGAGTACCGTTCCTGTTGGTCTACTGATCCAGAAAATTGGCACGCGTCGGACGCTGGCGTCGAGGCGCGTATTATTTTAGCGGGGGGCGGCCCAGCGGTTAAGATCGTCGCGGAATTCGACGGGTACGGGGCGACCGATAATTTTTATTTCGAGCATTCATGGTGGGACGCGTGGCAAAAAATAGAGTTGAAAGATATTCACCGACTATCCGAACAATCGAGTAATTACGTTTATTACACGGTCGAGCGGTATATTCAGCAGGTCGCCGGCTGGATTCAAGAAATGTGATAGATCGCCCTGGTGGATCTGGCCCGCTATATGCGGGCCTTTTTTTGCCTGTTATTTACCGGTGAAACAGGCCCCGCCCCGCCGCCCGGGGGCGGCTTGAAACGTACCGCGCCCCGTGGCGCGTGGTTTATTGGCCCCGCTGCAGGCCCAAAAGCCGCAGCAATTGGCCCGCGATCCGCGCGCAGCGTGCAATTCTGCGGGGTTACGCCCCGCGAACCGGGTGAAATCGAACTGTCCGCGCCGGTTTGCTGCAGGAAACGCGCCCGCAGCGGCCGGCATTTGTCCGCGATCCAAGGCCCGCGCCCCGTGGACGTTGGTTTTTTTAAAACGTGGAAGTGATTTTTTGCCGCTTTTTAACTTCCAAGGCCCGCGAACATTGGCCCCCGGTCCGCGAACATTGGCCCCCGGTCCCGGTTCCCCGCCCGGGTCCCCCGGACAATCGAGGCTAACAACAATGCACAGCGATCGACGCCCCGGCGATTCCAACGCGGTCGTTGGTAAAAAAAAACAAAGCGTGTAAGTGTGCAGGTTTTACGCAAACAATACGGCGTGAAAACGAACCAAGGTCCGTGGGCCTTTAACTGTGATAAAAAAGTGCTATATTTGCGTCCCAAGTCCACTTAGATATGGGATTTGATGCATGGCCAAAGAGGCAGGAAAAGTTGAAACGCGGGGTCGTCCGCGAGTATCTGAGAATACGCGTTTGACCGGCAAGCAGGTGAAGTTTGTCGAGTTGGTTGCGACGCGGGAGGGGCAGGATACGCTTCGTAATCTGGCTGCAGAGGCTGGGTTTAGTGTTAAGGGTGCGCATACCCGGGCGTATGAGATGTTAAACCCGCAAAAATCGCCGCATATTGTGAAGGCATTGCGTGAGCGGCGGCGCGAGTTAGCTGAGAAGTATGAAGTGACGTACTCGAGGCACATTCGGGATTTGCAGCGGATACGTGACGAGGCTTTGGAGAACGGTGCGTACAGTGCTGCGGTACAGGCTGAGAAAGCGCGGGGCTTGGCCCAAGGTGACATCTACGTCAACAAGAGCGAGATTCGTCATGGGTCGATTGACCAGATGTCGAAGGAAGAGGTTGTGAAGGCGTTGAACGAGTTGAAGGCCCAGTTGGGTGAGAAGGTGATCGATGTCGAAGCGGACGGAGTCGAACTTCTGGAAGGCGCTCAAGGCTAACATTGAGAAGCTGGACTCGGACGTTGTACTGACGCGTATTGAGAACAGTCAGACACCGGGTATCCCAGATTTATTGTTGATGGACCGTAACAAGCGGTTGCATATGATCGAGTTGAAGGTTGCGAAGGGCAATCAGGTTAACTTGTCTCCGTTTCAAGTGAGCTTCGCGGTACGGCATCAGGGCAGTAATTGTTGGGTATTGGTGCAGCGTTGGCGGCCAGCGGACACGCAGCCGGAGTGTTTGTTGTATTCAGCGGATCAGGTGATGGATGTATCGGTGAACGGGATGCACAAATCGCCGCCGCGTCTTACGTTTCCGTGTTCTGGTGGCTATAGTCCACTTGTTAAGTATTTAAGTCAGGGACCCCTTTGAGCCTTAGTTTAGATTCAACAACGGATGTCCAGAAATTACGTTTAGAGTTGCGTCTGAAGCAGCTTGAGCGTGTGGAATCCTGCCAAAATAATTTTTTACCATTTGTAAATTCTATGTGGCCGCAGTTTATTGCGGGTCGGCATCATCATTTGATCGCTGAGAAGCTAGAGCAGATCGCGAATGGGACGTTGAAGCGGTTGATAATTAACATGCCGCCGCGTCACACGAAGTCTGAATTTGCGTCGTTTTTGTTTCCGGCGTGGATGATTGGGCGCAATCCGGCGATGAAGATCATACAGGCGACGCATACGACCGAGCTTGCGGTGAACTTTGGTAGAAAGGTCAAGAATCTTCTGGAGCAAGACGATTATCAGGAGATTTTCGATAATACGATCTTGTCGGCGGACAGTAAGGCGTCGGGGCGCTGGGACACGAAATCCGGTGGTATGTATTACGCGGTGGGCGTCGGTTCGAACTTGGCTGGTCGTGGTGGTGACTTAATTATTATTGACGACCCGCACTCGGAGCAGACAGCGATGTCGGCGAGCGGGTTTGAAAACGCGTGGGAGTGGTACACGGCGGGTCCCCGGCAACGTTTGCAGCCGGGTGGTGCGATCGTTTTGGTACAGACACGGTGGTCTGAAAAAGACATGACGGGCAACTTGATCCGTCAAATGACTAGGGACCCCCATGCAGATCAGTGGGAAGTGGTGGAATTACCGGCCATTTTACCGTCTGGCGAGCCTACGTGGCCTGAGTTCTGGAAAAAAGAAGAGTTGGAGTCTGTAAAGGCGTCAATACCGCCGTACCAGTGGAATGCGCAGTATCAGCAGGCCCCGACGTCAGAAACGCTGGCGATCTTAAAGCGCGAATGGTGGAAGGTGTGGGAAGGCGTCAATATCCCAAACTTGCAGTATGTAATACAAAGTTACGATACGGCGTTTTCAAAACGCGAGACTGCGGACTACAGTGCGATCACTACGTGGGGTGTGTTCTATCCGGAGGAGGCTGGGGGCCCCGCGAATCTTATCTTGCTCGATGCGAAGAAGGGGCGGTGGGATTTTCCGGAGTTGAAAGAGATTGCGTTAGAGCAGTACAAGTATTGGGAGCCCGAAACGGTGATTATTGAGGCAAAAGCCACAGGGACCCCTCTGACTCACGAGCTACGGCAGGTGGGTATACCGGTTGTAAATTTCACACCTAGCCGTGGTAATGATAAGTTATCAAGAGTACATTCTATCTCTCCGTTGTTTGAAGCGGGGATGATCTGGGCCCCGGATGAAAGCTGGGCGCACGAGGTGATTGAAGAGTGTGCGGCATTTCCGAACGGAACCCATGATGACTTGGTGGATAGCACGACGCAGGCGTTGATGCGATACCGTCAAGGTAACTTTGTGAATTTGCCCAGTGACGATTGGGAAGACAGCTATGGACCGGCTCAAATGATTTCAGCGGCAAATTATTATGGATAACAGTTTTACTTTCGGAGAACGTTTATGACTGTCCCTGTAATGCTTATGAGGCTGTTAGCAGCAGCAAAAAGCCGAGCTATGAAACAAGGACGCGAGTTGGCAGAGGAATCTATGACTGCCGTCTCTCGGAAACGTCTAGAGGCAAAACAGCGTAAAACGATTGATGAGATAAAAGATCTACGAAGACAAATCAAAGAACAAACACCCCCGGATCAATTCCCACCCGAAGGTTTTTCACAAGGCGGCCGTGTAATCGGACCGGGGCTCTCGGGCCTATTGCGTGGTTACACACAGGGGCCTCTTGCACGTGTTTCACGTGAAACACAAGAACCTGTTGGCATGTTTGCGGGTGGAATGATGGGTGGCTTTGAACCCAAGATTGACATGTCAAACTTTGACTTTTCGAAGCTCCCGGCCTATGCAATACCGGCAGCAGCAGCCGCAGCAGCCGAGCAGGCGCAAACTCAAGAGCGGGCCGGTCCACCACCGCCACCCCCACCTACACAAACCACTTCTGGTCCACCGACAGGCACCAGCCCTGCAGGTCCGTCGGAAGCGGAAATGGCTGCGGCATATCAACAAGCAATGGAAGAAGCTGCGGCGATGCAAGCGGAGGTAGACAGAGCAAACGCACTGGCAGCCCAGCAAGAGGCAGAAAGGTTGGCCTCTGAGCAACTGGCAGCCCAGCAAGCGGCCCAGCAAGCGGCCCAGCAAGCGGCCCAGCAAACTGCAGCCGCGCCCACAACGATGGCAGCTACCACAGCAGCCGCGCCAGCGATGCCTACGACACAAGAGTTGATAGCCCAACAAAGGGCGCTCGAACAGGCGGCGGCATTTCAAAACCCGGAGGGTCTGCCAGAGCAAACAATTTATGGCACGTCTCCTGATCAAACGTTTACGCCGGGTATGTATCTACAGGAAGGCAGTGATGTTTTGATCTCGCCTAGTTCGCTTGTAACTGCCCCCGGTCAAACACCGGACGAGCCGGGCATGCTGCCCGGCGGCGGCACGACAGCAGAAACACCCGTTGATGACGTCAAACCGGATGACACCCCTGTTTACACAGACCCACCACCGGATTCGGGACCCGGACCCGGACCCGGTGATACTGGCGGTGGCACAACTGGCGGTGGCACAACTGGCGGTGGCACAACTGGCGGTGGCACAACTGGCGGCGGTACAACTGGCGGCGGTACAACTGGCGGTGGCACAACTGGCGGCGGTACAACTGGCCCTGTTTATTTGCCACCCGTCCAAACAGATCCCGTCCAACCGGGCCCTTCTGCTGCCGAGGTTCTTGCAGCAGAACAGGCTGCAGCAGACGCACTCGCAGCACAAGAGGCAGAACAATTACGAATTGCACAAGAAGAAGCAGACCGTGTTGCAGCGGAGCAAGAAGCTATTCGAATAGCAAACGAACAAGCAGCAGCAGAGCTACTTGCCCAGCAAGAAGCTGCTCGTATTGCTCAAGAACAGGCTGCCGCAGAAGAAGCACAAAGGCTTGCCGCAGAGACGTTAGCTGCTCAACAAGCGGCCGCACAGGCGGAAGAGACTCGTCTTGCAGAAGAAGAGGCTCAGCGAATCGCAGCAGAGCAAGCAGCCGCAGATGCAGCCGCCGCACAGGCCCTTGCAGATGAGCAAGCCGCTCTCGAAGCTTTGGCGCAAAGACAAGCCGCTGAAGAAGCAGCGGCTCTTGCCGCAGAACAAGAGGCACGAGCCGCCGCAGAAGCAGAGCGTATCGCTGCTGCCCAGTTAGCGGCAGAACAACTAGCTGCGCAAGAGGCCGCACAAATCGCCGCCGATCAAGAAGCGGCTGCCCAGTTACAACGAGCAGAACAACTAGCTGCGCAACAAGAAGCGGATCGTCTAGCAATGGAAGCGCAACTCGCGGCCACTCCTGATCCCGATCCGATCTACGACGCACCGACGCAAGGTGAACTTTTACAGGCTGCTGAAACAGCACAAGCTGCCGCAGGAGACTTGTTCACAACACCGTCTGAAACCGGAACCGCGATTGATCGCAGCATGTATGGTCAGGTTGTTGACCCGGTCACCACTACCACCACGACAGCAGATCCGGCAACTACAACCACTACGGCACAGCAAGATCCGATGCAGCAAAACCAAACGCCTGCGGTGATCACAGAAGCAAGCGACGGCACTCTACATCCGACGCCTGCGGCTGCCGCTGCGTACGAGCAACAACTGGCTGCCAAGCAACAAGCACAACAACGAGCGCAAGAAAGCGCCCAGAACTTTGCAGGCATACAATCGTTGCTAGGAAAGGTGGATCTAGATGTGGCAGATTCAATAACTCCATACACTAGCGGATACCCCAGTAGTCAGGGCATGGAAATCAAACGCACCTACATGCCTTTTGAAGGCACGGAAGAAGAACGTGCAACAGGTTACACAATGCCTATCTACAAGCCGGTGGCTCAACAATCAATGCCGTCGTTGTTCAGAACGCGCGACGTCACAAGCGGCGTAAACACAGATGCATTTACTGCCGGATCAGCGGCACCGGGACCAGACTCAGGCGTGATTAATACAGGTACTCAAAGCACGGCCCCCGGCACATTTGGACTAGAACCTACGCAAATGTATCGATGTGGTAACGGTTACACGTTGCAGTTTGTAAATGGCAAACCCGTTTGTGTACGAACTGGTGGCGGCGGTCCGGGTAAGCCACCCCGTAAAGATCCCGAGATTGTTGACATAGCGAATCCGGGTGGTATGCGATACGGCGGTGAGGTAGGCTTGAGTCGAGGCATTGGAAGCTTTGGAGCTTAAATATGGCAAATGGTGATACCCCACCCGTTTCATTGATGGATCGACAAGGTTTGACTCTTGACGATGAGGACTTGCAGGCCGTAGAAGTAGAGGCTTTGCCCGGTGATCTAGTCACTAACGTAGAGATCGAAGGCATAGAAATTATTCGCGAAGATGACGGTGGGGCGACTCTGGATTTCGATCCATTCCGCAACCGTGAACGAGAAGACGATTTTTACGACAATCTTGCGGAGTTTTTGCCTGATTCGGTGCTCGCTCAAGTTTCTAACGAGCTTATGGAGCAGTACAGCGCGAACCGTGCGTCACGACAAGATTGGGAAGACGCTTATTCCAAGGGCCTTGAGCTTTTGGGCTTCAATTACGAAGAGCGTACGGAGCCTTTCCGGGGCGCTACTGGTGTAACGCATCCCCTTTTGGCAGAAGCGGCGGTTCAGTTCCAAGCGCAAGCGTTCAATGAGCTTTTGCCTGCGGACGGCCCAGTACGAACCACGGTCCTTGGCTCACAGACCACGGACAAGATGGATCAAGCCAAGCGTGTTCAAGACTTTATGAACTACTACATCACCAATGTGATGGAGGAATACACGCCAGAGTTTGACCAAATGCTGTTTTATTTGCCGTTGGCGGGCTCTACGTTCAAAAAAGTGTACTTCGATGACGCTTTGGGGCGGCCAGTTTGTAAATTTATACCGGCAGAGCACCTTGTGGTGCCGTATGAGAGCAACGATCTGGAGACGTGTCCTAACATCACGCACGTTGTTCGCATGTCTTTGAACGATTTGCGTAAACAACAGGTCAGTGGCTTCTATCGAGACATCAAAGTACTGCCTTCGCAGCCAGATTCGACCAGTGTCAGCGACGAAATAGACTATATTGACGGCACTCGGGCCTCTGGGGTCGACTATGATTGCACTTTGTTGGAATGCCACGTCGATTTAGACCTTGAAGGGTATGAAGATACGGACGAAGACGGCGAAATGACCGGAATTAAGGTCCCGTATGTCGTTACGATCAGTGAAGACAACGGAAAAGTGCTGGCAATCCGACGAAATTACCGCGAAGACGACCCTTTGACGTCAAAAATCCAGTATTTTGTCCATTATAAGTTTTTGCCCGGCTTCGGTTTTTACGGAATGGGCCTGATTCACACGATTGGTGGCCTTTCTCGCACTGCGACGGCAGCTTTACGTCAATTAATCGATGCAGGAACGCTTTCTAACCTGCCTGCGGGCTTCAAAGCCCGTGGTTTGAGGATCAGAGACGACGAAGATCCTCTTCAACCGGGTGAATTCAGAGATGTAGACGCTCCCGGTGGTCAAATACGCGATTCTTTGATGCCGTTGCCTTTCAAAGGCCCTGACGGCACGTTATTTCAGCTTTTAGGGTTTGTAGTTCAAGCCGCTCAACGTTTTGCCACGATTACCGATATGAAGATAGGCGATGGCAACCAATCTGCCGCAGTTGGCACGACGATTGCTATGATTGAGCAAGGTGCCCGCGTGATGAGCGCGATCCATAAACGCCTTCACTACGCTATGAAGGTGGAATTTAGGATTTTGGCGCGTGTAATGAACGAAAGCCTACCTAATGTGTACCCGTACGCCGTTGCGGGGGCAGATCAGGCGGTGAAAGCAAGAGATTTTGATGAACGTGTAGACGTATTACCGGTTTCTGACCCAAACATCTTTTCGCAAAGCCAGCGAATTGCTTTAGCTCAAACAGAGCTACAAATGGCTATGCAAGCGCCGCAGATCCACAACATGCCGCAGGTATACCGTCGGGTTTACGACGCTATGGGTGTCAAAAATGTAGACCAAATTCTGAATGCGGAAGTTTCGGACGAACTTCGTCCGAAAGACCCTGCGCAGGAGAATATGGACGCGCTCGAGAACGTGTCTCTGGAGGCGTTTAAGGGCCAAGACCATATGGCCCACATACAGGCCCACCTTTTGTTTGTAACGGGCGGTGTGGCTGCTACGTTGCCGCAGGTGGTGCTTGCGATACAGAAGCACATATTGAACCACATCCAGTTGATGGCGGAAGAACAAGCTGAGGCTGCTTTTACACAGCAGAATCCAAACGTTGCTCTAGCAGATCCGTCGAACAATGCGCCATATCAATCGATGGTGGCGCAGTTTGTGGCACAGGGCATGCAGCAGGTCGTTCAGTTAGGTCAACAGATTCAGCAGGCGGGACAACCGCAGGAGCAGGCGGGACCTGATCCATTGATTGCTTTGAAGGAGCAAGAACTGCAACTCAAGGCCCAGCAAGAACAGAACGATGTTGCGGAAGAGCAGGCCAAGCTGCAACTGGAGCGTGAAAAACTTGCGCAACGTGAAGCAAACTTCCAGCAAAGGCTGGCAAGTCAAGAGGCCCAAACGCAAGCTCGCATCCAAGCGGGTATCGAACGGGAACTATTGAAACAGAGAGGTGACGCATGAGAACAGTCAAAGTTAATGGCGTAAAGCCAAAAGAGCCGCCAAAGCCTGTTGCAAAGGCAGAAATCGAAGGCCAAGGCAGTATTCCATACGCTGTGGCTACCGAAGAGGCTACCCCTAACACCATGACAGCCAAAATTACACGCGGTAAAAAACGTGGGATGGGCGCTGCTTTACGTGGTGGGCGCTTTACAATCGCATAAAAAGCGATAGTATCGGACTTACTCGGAGAGTAAACGACAAGGAAAGCCCTTGAACGATCTAGATGTTGTGCAATTTGTGCAACAAACATTAAAAGGTCGCAAAGCCCAAATTCAAGAACTCATGTGTGAAGGCGGGATTAAAGATATGGAACATTACAGAGAGTGCATGGGTGAAATCAGAGCGTGTGATTACGTTTTGGTGGAACTTTCTGAAATGCTAGAAAAACAGGAACAAAGAAATGCCTGATTCGAATGAAGCACTAGATGTGTCTGAGTGCTACGTCGCAGAAGAAAAACGGGTTTTAGACCCGTCCCTAATGGATAAAGAACTTATCGAACGCCTACCACAACCAACAGGTTGGCGTATTTTAATCATGCCTTTCCGCCCACCCGAAAAGAGTGATGGCGGTATTTTGCTTGCTCCAAAAACCCTAGAAGAAGACGTAATACAGACTCAGGTCGGTTACGTGTTGAAAGCTGGGCCGCTCGCGTACAAAGACAAAGAGCGTTACCCGACAGGGGAATGGTGCAAAGAAGGCGATTGGGTGATTTTTGCCCGATACGCTGGATCTCGTTTCCGTCTCAACGGCGATAAAAAAGCTGCTTTTGGCAGCGAAGTTCGCATGCTGAACGATGACGAGGTGTTGGGCACGATTTTAGACCCGAAAGACATTTATCACGGTTAGGAGTTAAAAAATGGCAGAGTCAAGCCCTGCGCACGAGCCGGATGACGGACAGATTAATCTGGAGTTCGACGAAGAAGCGCAAGAGATTGTATTAGACGACGATTCAAAACAAGCAGCAGAAGCGCCAGAGGCGATTGAAACTGAAACCGAATCGGTAGACGAGCACGAGCAGTATGGCAAATCGGTGCAAAAACGCATCAATCAGCTTACAAAACGTGCCCGAGAGGCTGAAAGAGAGCGCGAAGAGGCGGTCAAATACGCCCAAGCGGTTCAGCACGAAAACCAAAGCGTCAAACAGCGACTGCATAACCTCGATAAGAATTACATCGACGAGTACGGTAATCGTGTTTCGTCGGAGCAACAGCGGGCTAAAGACGAGCTCAAAACCGCTATCGAAACCGGGGACACTGATCGCCAACTGGCGGCGCAAGAAAAGATTTCCCAACTGGCGGTGGCTGCAGATCGACACGCCCAAGCGCGTGCTCAACGAGAGGTACAGGCCGCACAGTTCCAACAAGAGGCACAGCAGCCTGTTTACCAGCCTGCGCCTCAAACGCAAAGACCAGATCCCAGAGCGGAAGATTGGGCAGAAAACAATTCTTGGTTTGGCCAAGATTCTGCGATGACTTTCGCCGCATTCGGTATTCACAAAGAGTTGATCCAAGAGAAAGGCATGGACGGCACTAGCGACGAATACTATGATGCGTTAGATTCCGAGATGCGAAAGGCGTTTCCTCACAAGTTTTCGGACGGTGAAGAAGAAGTTTCGCAAACACGCCGGACTACACAAACTGTAGCCGGGGTATCTCGTCCGTCGAAAGGCGGGCGCGGCAAAAAGGTTAGACTCTCCCCTAGCCAAGTAACTATTGCCAAACGATTGGGAGTGCCGCTTGAAGAATATGCGAAGTACGTGAAGGAGTAGACATGGTAGATTCAAACGAAAAAGAAATTGAAGCGATCAAGAAAACTTCCCGCGCAAAATCATCGAGGGCTGCGACTGCACAACGCAAGCCGTGGTCCCCTAAGTCAAATTTAGATGCTCCACCCGCGCCTGCAGGGTTTAAACATCGCTGGATACGTGCCGAAACTCGTGGCTTTGATGACACAAGTAACATCAGCGCACGTCTTCGAGAGGGCTACGAGTTAGTCCGACGCGATGAGTACCCTGACTTTGAGGCACCTGCTATTGAATCGGGTAAGTATGAAGGAGTGTTTGGAGTTGGCGGATTGCTTCTAGCTAGGATTCCGTTAGAAACGGTGTCGGAACGAACCGATTACTTCAACAGGAAGCATGCGGATCAAGTCGAAGCCGTTGAAACTGATGTCCTACGAGAGAATGCACATTCAACTATGCGCATTGGCAAACCTGAACGCCAATCGCGTGTTACTTTTGGTGGTCCTCGTAATCAGTAAGGTATTAGGAGACTTTTTATGGCAAATCAGGAAACCGCGTACGGTCTACGTCCAATCGGACTCGTAGGTAGTGCCGTCAATTCTACTGGTGTTACGAAGTACGAAATTGCTTCTGACAACACCAATGCCATTTTCCAGTACAGCATCGTGATCCCGCTTGCGGCGGGCGTGATCGATCAAGCTGGAGACACTGCAGGCGGCACAACTGCTGCTCTGGGTGTTTTGGTAGGTGTAGAATATGTCGACTCGACTTCGAAGAAGACTGTATTTAGCAACTATTGGCCCGGATCAAACAACGTAAGTGTTGACACTAATTTCCCTGTCAAAGCTTTAGTTGCAGATAATCCGATGCAAACTTTCCAAGTCGCAAGCGACGCTTCACTTACCGATCGTGCTACTGCACTGGCCGGTGTGTTTGCAAACGCAAGCCTTGGTACGTCTGCTCGTACGGGCTCTACTAACACGGGTCGTTCTAACTCGGCTTTGAGTGTTTCATCTATCGCTACAACTGCTACTCTGCCGTTGAAGATCATGGGCCTCGTCGATGACGATGCTAACAGTGACTTCACTGCAGCAGGTATTGGTTTGATTGTACGCATAAATGCACACTACAATTCGACTAACGCTCGATTCGATTCACAAACCACTGCCACCACAACTGGCATCTAAGGTAGGAGAACTTCAATGCCTATTACTCGCGCACAATTAGCGAAAGAGCTTGAACCCGGCCTTAATGCTTTGTTCGGGCTGGAATATGATCGTTACGATCAAGAGCACGCAGAAATCTTCGACGAAGAATCTTCAGACCGCGCGTTTGAAGAAGAAGTCATGCTTTCTGGTTTTGGTACTGCCCCTGTTAAATCAGAAGGCAGCGCAATCTCGTTCGATGACGCGCAGGAAACATATACTGCACGTTATACGCACGAGACAATCGCGCTCGCTTTTTCGATCACCGAGGAAGCGGTAGAAGATAATTTGTACGACCGTCTGGCTGCGCGTTATACGCGTGCGCTGGCTCGTTCAATGTCTCAAACCAAGCAGATCCGTGCTGCTACCGTTTTGAACCAAGCATTCAGCACTGCATCACCTATCGGTGACGGTGCGGCGCTGTGTTCGGCGGCTCACCCCTCTATCTCTGGTAACCAGACTAACCTTCTCGCTACTGCAGCAGATCTCAATGAGACTTCGCTGGAGCAGATGTTGATCGATATTGCTGGTCTGACCGACGAAAGAGGTCTGAAGATTGCTGTTCGTGGTATGAAATTGATCATACCGAAAGAACTGCAATTCATCGCAGAACGAGTTCTGAACTCAAATCTGCGACCGGGAACGGCAGATAACGATATCAATGCCAACAAGTCTATGGGTATGCTTCCAGAAGGGGCGGTTGTAAACCACTTCTTGACGGATACAGACGCGTTTTTCATTAAGACAGACGCTCCCAACGGCTTCAAGTTGTTCCAAAGAACCCCCATCAAGACAGCGATGGAAGGCGACTTCGACACAGGCAACATGCGTTTCAAGGCGCGCGAAAGATATTCTTTCGGCGTCAGCGATTGGCGTGCTGTGTTCGGAACACCCGGCGCATAAGCAGATCTTTCCTGCTTTGGAAGGGCGACAATGTCGCCCTTTCTTTTTGCCCGTTTCTTAGTTATCTTTCTCCTATCCTGACAGGCGCATCCCGTGCCTGACACCAGCCACGACAGGAGATGACAATGGCTAATACCACTTTTTCGGGTGCGGTGCGTTCGGAAACTACCTTTAAGACTGTAAGCAAAAACTCAACCACTGGCGCAATTACTGAAGTTGCAACTATTGGTGACGGCCCCGTTAGCCTTGCTGATGGCGACGTAACCCTAACTAACGCTACCCACAGCGGACGAATACTGCTGGTTCCAGATGGCGGCCAAGACAACACCTACACCTTGCCAGCGCCTATTGCTGGGTCTGTGTTTAGGTTTGTTTACGCAGGCGGTGCCGCTGACGCAACTGATGCGCTAATCGTTACGCCCGGAAACACCAATTTTTACATTGGTGGCGTTACTTTCCTTGATACCGACAACGAAGTAAGTGCGGTTTTTTCTGATGGCAACTCCAATAGCAGCATCCAGTTAAATGTACCTGCGGGCTTTGATGTAACAATTATTGGTTTGAACACCACCAATTATCAGATCTTCGGCACTGTGACGGGCGCGACTGCACCGGCGTTCGCCGATCAATAGTAGGAGTTCGTTATGGCTGATGCAGTAACATCGCAAACTTTGGTCGATGGTCCTAAATTTGCTGTTTTGAAATTAACCAACATTTCAGACGGTACAGGTGAATCTGCGGTCACAAAAGTGGACGTGTCAGCTTTGCAAACTAGCGCGGATGGTGACACTTGCACGAGTGTCACTATCGACCGTATTTGGTGGCAATGCATAGGCATGAAAGTGCAGTTGTTATTTGATGCAACCTCAGACGCTTTTATCATCGAACTTGGTGAGAACCAAAGCGGAGATCACGACTACAGTAGCTTCGGTGGCCTCACCAATAACGCCGGGTCTGGCAAAACTGGGGACATTAAGTTTACTACCGTGGGTGCCAGTTCAGCCGACACGTACACCGTGATCTTGTATATGAGAAAAGGCTTCGACTAATGGCGACGACGAAGGACGTTAAAAGACTACCGTCCGGGAGAATACAATACCGGGGCGAAACGTTTTCTGGATACAACCAGCCAAAGCGTTCGCAAGGTAAGTCAAAAAAATCCGTCGTTTTGGCTAAAAAAGGTGATCAGGTGAAGATGGTCCGATTCGGCGACCCTGACATGACGATCAAGAAGAACCAACCCGGACGCCGTAAGAACTTCCGTGCCCGCCACAATTGTGACACGGCAAAGGATAAATTTACGGCTCGATACTGGAGTTGTGACGCATGGTAATGACACGAGGCGCTACGCCTAGAGGTTTGACGTACTATGCCAAAGGCGGTGGGGCATCGAAGAAGAGCAAAGGCAGCAAAATTTGCCCCGAAGGCAAAGCTTGGGCCAAGCGCACCTTTGATACCTACCCGTCTGCTTATGCAAACTTGGCGGCTAGTAAGTATTGTAAAGACCCGAATTATGCCAAAAAGGCAAAAGGTGGGAAGAGAAAGGGCCGATAATGGGCGAGCTTAAAAAATGGCTTGATCAGAAATGGGTTCGTATCAATACCGAAGGTGAAATCGTCGGCGAGTGTGGTAGTTCTGAAAATAAAAAGAACCCAGATCGTTGTTTGCCAGAAAAGAAAGCTCGATCCTTGAGTAAATCAGAGCGTGCGGCTACTGCGCGTAAAAAGAAACGGGAAGGGTCGAAAGGTAAAACCGTTGTTGCAAACACCCCCAAAGCTAAAGTCACCAAGATGAAGGCGGGCGGGGCTGTGAGAGCGGAGATTGCAAGGGGCTGTGGCGCTGTTATGAGCGACCGCAGGAAGAAAACAAAGTATTTGTGAGGTTGATATGTCTCGAGTGAATCTTGGTATGGGTGGCTTCAAGAAGAAAGCTGCGCCAAAAAAGAAAGCAATGAAAAGCAAAGGCAGCGCGCAAGGGGCTAAGATGAAGTCCAAAGGCGGCGCTATGGGCGGCAAGAAAGAAATGATGCCCGGCGGCATGAAGAACGGCGGCGGCGTGAAGCCAAAAGGTATGAAGAACGGCGGCAAGATGGCTACAAAAGGTTACCGAAATGGCGGCAAGGTCAAAAAGAAGGGTGACAAGGTAGGCGGCAAAATCTGATATGCCTTACTTACAATCCAACATCCCGCATTTTAAGTGCTGGGTGCGTCGTGAATACACCAAAAACCATGAGGAGTATCACGGCGAGTTTTTGCACGCTATGGCAATTGCTGTGACAACCATGCCGTGCAGGTGCTTGAGCTTTCAATTGATCTTTACAGGGATCGAAGCAGAGGGCGAAGAAGAAGACACCGTTCATGGGGGCGCTATGTGGGCTCGCATGCCGATCACAGCTTTGGTAGGGGACGTCCCGTTGGAGGAGTGGCCAGAACCTATGCCGGTTTGGGCGGCCCAACCTTGGGATTGTAGCTCGCACAATCACTCTGTGTATGTGCTTGATAGAGCAACGCCGTGCCCTTGGTTGGCTAAAATCGACGGAGAAATGTATCCCGCGAAGTATTTGTTTACGGTGGACTACACTGAAAGCGAGATCGCGGACGATCCTGCGCAGCATAAGCAAAGTCATGTTTTGCAGTTGCTAGACGCTGGTTCTTGGACGGGCAACATCGTTGCTTTGCCCAACAACCGAGTACGGGTTACTCACCCGGCATGGTTCGAAACGGGTGAAGGGGCTCCAGATTTCAAGCCCTCTGCGCATATACATTATTCGAAAAGCGATTTAGATTACACGCTTGACGTAAACCAAATTTTTGACAACTTGTACAATGACAACGAGCAATAGCAAAGATTTCGAATTAGATGTCGCTGAGTACGTCGAAGAGGCGTTTGAGCGTTGTGGCCTTGAAGTAAGAACAGGTTACGATCTTAAAACCGCGCGTCGTTCGTTAAATTTGTTATTTGCAGATTGGGCCAATCGAGGCTTGAATCAGTGGACCATTGAGCAAACGTCGATTACTTTGGCATCCGGCGT